ATAGTGAGGATGCAGCGATAGCCCACCAAGTAGAACTAGACAAGGGAGAGGGGTAGATATGGGAACTAACGTACATATCTTATGTCATGACTGCGTAACGCACGTAGAGGTTGGTAAACTAAAGGAGGTTAACCCTCATAAGGTTAGGCTGGATCGCGCAGATAAAGTGGAAGGGTTTATGTCTAGGCATATGGGTCATAAGGTTCAATTTGCTACAGAGTATTTTTTTGAGAGTTATGAATATGAAGCGCATGAAGATGTCCTAAACTGGGTAGAGGAGGATTTATGATTAACAATCCAGAGGTAGTGGTTATAATATTGACCACCTTCGGTATATTAGGTCTATTGTTAACTTTTAGGAATAATTGGGTATACCATGCCTGTATCAAAGCAATAGGAGAGGGGTTTTATGACGAGCTACCTTCTTATGAAGCAATGATGTGGAAGTTTTGGATATGGAACGTAGAGAGGTTTAGGGGATGAATAACCTAACAGTGAGGGCTTTAGGATGAGTAATGTCGTAGATAGGGTGTTTGTTATTGGCGGTCCCGCTTGTGGCGATGTTGTCGATTATAGTTGTAGGCATATTATCCTTCGCAAACATCCAGAACCTTTAGTTGTGATATATATTGACGATTCACTGGGGGCGGAAATTCCTAGCATAGAGGCTGTAGAGTATCATTACGCTTGCCAAGAATGGGTAACAGTTGGGCGCGTACGTGTTTATGCGTATGTTTTTGAAGACCTTAATGTGAGTGATGCTCAAGATATAATGCTGGAAGCTATTAGGTTATCTTTCGCTTATATTGCAAGCAGTCTACTATTTATGAGAAACTTAACTAAATGAGCCAAACTAAACCAACAGAAACCGAAGTGATCACTTACGCTAAGAGCTATATAATTAGCGGGGATCAGTCAAAAGCCTTTAGAGAAACCTTCCCTAAGAGCAAAGCTACTAAGTCAAGTATCACCACTAAAGCGTGTAATATGCACAAATTAGTTAATGTTCAGTCAATGATTAGTCATTTACGGACACAAATAGTCGGGGGTACTGAAAAGAATGCAGTAATTGGAGTCAATGAAATAGTCGATGAACTGGAGCAAGCGCGTGTAATTGCTATGACTCCAGACGATAACGGCAAGTCTCAACCAGCGGCAATGGTCGGGGCATCAATGGGCAAGGCTAAGATACTTGGTCTTCTGGTCGATAGAGTAGTAACAACTGAGATGACACAAGAAGAATGGCTGAAGCAGCTAACATAGATCCAAAGGATATACGGCAACGATTGAAAGATGACTTCGAGTTCTTTGCTCGGAATTGCCTGACGATTAAGACTAAGGTCGATGGTAATCAGCCGTTGGTGCTCAATAAGGCTCAGAAGCATATCCATGATTGTATTGAGAAGCAGTTAGCGGAAACAGGTAGGGTTCGTGTTGTGCTGCTTAAGGGTAGGCAGCAAGGAGGCTCTACGGTTGTTGAGGGCAGGTTCAACTGGAAGTTAATACACAATAAATCTCTCGAAGCTTATATTTTGACTCACGAAGACAAGGCTACTCAAAACTTATTCGCGATGAGTAAGAGGTTTTATGACCATCTTCCTGTTCATGTTAAGCCAGCTAGGGGCAAGGATAACGCCAATGAGCTTACGTTCTGTGACCTAGAATCTGGAATTAGGGTAGGTACTGCGGGTAATAAAGCTGTTGGTCGATCAATGACCAATCAATTCTTTCATGGTTCAGAGGTAGCTTTCTGGCCGAATGCTGCGGAACATGCCAAGGGAATACTTCAAACGATACCTGATCAGGATGGCACTGAGGTCATCTATGAGTCTACTGCTAATGGGTTAGGTAACTTCTTTCACCAGCAATGGAAAATGGCTGAGAGTGGAGAGAGTGAGTTTATACCAGTGTTTGTGCCTTGGTACTGGCAGGATGAGTATCGAAAGGAATTACCTGAAAACTTCTCGATGACTAAGGAGGAGGTTAAGCTTCAGGAGCAATATGATCTCGATGAGTACCAAATATACTGGCGAAGGCAAAAGATTATAAGCTTGTCTGCCGATGGCACCGATGGCGGCAAGTCGTTCAAGCAAGAATATCCAATGAATGCGGCAGAAGCCTTTCAAGTCACTGGTGCTGATGGCCTTATTACTGCTGATGTCGTTGCTAGGGCTAGGGTTAACAAGGTTGTAACTCCTACGGGGCCACTTATTGTCGGTGTCGATCCTTCGCGTGGTGGTGATAGATTCTCCATAATCAAACGATGTGGCCGCAAGGCTTATGATAAGGAAAGCTATGTTGGCACTGAGATCAATACCCTTGGCAAAATGGTATCTAAATGCGTGAAGGTTCTTGATACCCATTGCTACGTGGCAGGTAAGAAGCCAGATATGATGTTTGTCGATGCTGGTGGTGGTGCTGATCTCGTTGATAGGCTGCATGAGCTTGGCTATGAAGATCGAGTTAAGGCTATATGGTTTGGCGGTCAAGCGATTAATGATGATAAGTACCCAAATAAACGATGTGAGATGTGGGGTGTAGCTAACTTATGGCTTAGAGATGAGAATTATCAGGTCGATATTCCTGACGATGATGTTCTTCAGGCTGATTTATGTGCATCTCCATACGATGAGGATTCAAACAATCGGATAGTTTTGTGGAAAAAAGAAAAGATTAAGAAAGAATATGGCTTCTCTCCTGATGAGGGCGATGCCTTTGCTTTGACGTTTGCAGAGCCAGTTAAGGCGAATCGTGATCGTAATGAGGCCAATGTTAACTCTGGCAGTAAAAGCTCCTCAAGGTTTCATGGTGGCAGTGGCAATACTAACCCGCAGGTAAACCGTTGACTCTAAGGTGATATGGCAGGATAATTGATGAAATTTTATACAGGTGAATTATGGGCAACCCTTTCAAGAAAGCAGTAAAGAAAATCAAAAAGGAAGTAAAAAGAATCAATCCAGTTAAGACTTTGTTGACTCCTATTGTTGGCAAGATTGGCGGTGTGGCTGGTTTAGCTGCTGGAGAGAAGGTTGCAAGTGCTTTGAATGTCGATCCTCTTGATCCATTAGGCGATGATCCATTACTTGATGTCGGTGCTGCTCCTGATCCAGATGATCCAATGGCTGCTATCAAGGCAAGTCGAAAGGCTCAGAACTCAAGGCAGACAGGTCGTGCTTCTACTCTTTTGAGCAAAGGGCAGGATATGGGCGTAGAGCAACGTAAGATGGGATCTGATACCAAAGAGCAGCTATCGAGAGATTATGGCGCTGAAGCTGATGTTAAGACTCAACAAGGCAAAGATCGTAAGTGGGAGGATGCTCAAAAACTAAAGGCTGAGAGGGCTGCTAAGAAAAAAGCTAAGACTGGTGCTGGCAAAGGCATGGCAAACAAGCTCAAGAAAGCTAATACACTGTTGAGTAAAGGATTATGAAACTAACTGTCGCTCAATTAATAGCTCAATCTAATAGTGCATTCTCTAAGAAGGCTCCAGTTGATACCCTTCATCAAACACTAGCAGAATACTTTTATCCTCAACGGGCCGATTTCACTATCACTCGGAACTGGGGCAACGAATTAAACGATGGCAACTTAGATTCCTACCCTATATTGGTTAGGCGTAATCTAGGCGATTCTATCGGTGCTATGGCTAGAGATGGTGAATGGTTCAAGATGGGTACTAACGGTGATCCTGATCATGCTGGTAGGGCTTGGCTGGAACAGGCAACGAAGACTCAAAGATATTTCATGGAGAATCGTTTATCTGGCTTTAAGAGGTCTACTCATCAAGGGGATCACGATTACGCTACGTTTGGGCAATGCGTTATCTCTGTTGAGATGAGTCCGTTGGCAGATGGCTTGCTTTATCGAAACTGGCATTTGAAAGAATGTGCATGGTTTGATGATGATGCAGGTAATGTTGCTGGTCTTTATCGTAAATGGGAACCGACATTATTAGACCTTATTCGCCTGTATCCTGAAAATGGGAAGGGCAATCTCCATAGAGATGTAAGAAAAGAAGTCCACAAATCTCCTGACAAGAAGCTTAAGTGTTTTCATATTTGCATACCGATGGCGATGTATGATGAAAGCAGGGCTGAACAATACAAATATGTGTCACTTACTGTCGATACTGAGCACTTAATGATCATTGAAGAGATTCCAATGAATTACTTCATGTACGTTGTGCCAAGGTTTCAAACTGTTTCTGGCTCTCCTTACGCTTACAGTCCTGCTACGGTTATTGCTTTGCCTGATGCAAGGACATTGCAAGCCATGACGAGGACATTGTTAGAGGCTGGAGAGAGGATTACTAGACCTCCATTGGTCGCTACTAGTGATAGCATAAGGGGTGACATCAATCTATATGCTGATGGTGTGACTTACCTTGATGCCGAAGCAGATAAGAGAACTGGTGGCGCATTACGACCACTAGAGACTAATACTGGCGGATTCCCTGTTGGATTAACAATGAAGGATGGCATTCGAGAAGCTATCGACCAAGCCTTCTACACTAACAAAATTGACCTTCCTGATTCTGGTGGCGACTACACTGCTTACGAGTTCAGTGAAAGAATGAAAGCTTATCGAAGGCAGAATCTACCGTTGTTTGCTCCTCTGGAGTCTGAATACAATGGACAGCTTGCCGATGTTACATTTGATCTGCTTATGGCTCATGGCATGTTTGGATCACCTTATGATCTTCCTGAGTCGTTGCAGGGCAATCAGGTTAAGTTTGACTTCATCTCTCCATTGACTGAGCGCGAAGAAGAGAAGAAAGCGACCTTACATAATATGAATGCTCAAATGATTGCTACTGCGATGGAGCTTGATCCTGCTGCTGGTGAGAACTATAATTGGGATCGTTCTATACGTGATGCAATTCAAGGCAATGGAAGTCCGACTGAATGGTTGAATCCATATGAGTCGGTTCTTGAGACTCGCAGAATCAATGCAGAGCAACAGGACCAGATGGAACAAAATCAATTGGCTGCGGAAGAGGCCAATACTCAGATCGTTCAAAAACAAGCGGAAGAAATGGTAAATGCTTAATCCAGCGGTAAAAGAATATATCGAAGGTTACATTCAGCTAGAAGAAATAGAATTATACGCACTAAAGGCAGTCGCTAAAGGGGATGCAGATGAGTTCCAACAGCGGTTAGCCATTGAAGTTATTGTCAATAAATTCTCACGTACTCATGATTTGACGTATGTTGAGGGTAGTTTTGACGGTACTGCCTTCCTTGGTGGAAGGTCATTTGTCGGGCAGTTAATACTTAAATGTATCAATGTGCCTATCGGAAAATTAAAAGAGGAATTACAAAATGCCAGAACCAGCGGTAATTGAGCCAGTAGTTGAACCTGTAGTCGAGCCAGTAGTTGAGCCTGTTGTCAATCAGTTTGCAGCGCCTACTGAAAATTGGAGGTCTGATCTTGCTAGTTCTGCGGGATATGAGGGCGACGATCTTGAGAAGTTCACTAAATCTCTTGAGCGAATACCTAACTTGGGTACGCTATATAAAAATTACAATGAAGGCCAAGCCAAGATAAGGTCTAAAGATGCCTCTTCAGGTTTGCCAAAAGATCCTACGCCAGAGCAATTAACTGCGTATCGTTCCGCTAATGACATTCCTGAAAGTGTTGATGCTTACGATCTTGTCCTTAATGAAGGCCTTGAGGTATCTGAAGAGAGTCAGGATTTCATTAATGGAGTCTTGGAGCAGGTTCATAATGGTAATATTAACCATACGGATGCCAGTAATATCGTTAATGCTATTGTTCAGAATGAGGCTGACAAGCTTATTGCTATTGAGCAAAGGGATGGCGTACAGCTTCAGGAGACTCAGAACCAGCTAAAAGAGGCTTGGGGTGCTGATACTCCGCGAAACCTTAATATAAATCAGGGCTTAATTAACACT